TCATATGTATTTTATACCTTGGCTGTATAATGTCAATACATAAAAGCCAAGATATTTCACAAACAGATTCTCTTTTCTGTTTTCCATCTCTTGAAAAGACTTCGCAACATATGTGACAACGGTTTCATATATACGGCCTATCCAAAATAATAGTTCACTTGTCTCGCGGGATAAAAAGTATCCCCATGGCCTCAACCCCACATTGCTTTACTCCGGGCTACTGTTGAACGATTAAAAAAAGGGTTCCGTTTATTGACACAAAAAATGCTACCCTTTTTGAGGTAGCATTCTCGGTGTTTAGAGATGGGGCGTATTAGGGGACTTAAACCCTAGATGCAACCCCCTCTCCCGTAATCGTTCAATCGTGCAACCCCACCCCCTAATCGTTCAATCGTGCAACCCCACCCCCTAATCGTTCAACTAGTAGGTTTTCAATAGTATATATTTCCCCCTATTTTTTGCCCTGAAAACCATTAACTATCACCGAAAATCATAGAAATCAGTATTAAATGGCCTATTTTTAGCGTTTTAAGCACAAAAAAAGCCTTGATAATTGTATCAAAGCTTCACTAGGCAGATGCCACACTTGATCAATAAGAATATCATTCCCACACTCAGGACATTTAGCTAAAACAGAAGCTCTTTCAGTGAACATTATTTATCTCCTTTATATTTAAATATACTTTACCATATTACCGTTAAAATCATAAATCGGGTTGTGATAACAGTTCCACATTTTTAAATTATAACCGTGTTTTCGACACCTGAGTAATAGATGAATTTGATGGTGTTATTGTGTTGGACTATCGCCTTATCAAGCAGCAAACTCCATAGTTTGCTCGAAAATTCAGTAACAACGGGTCCAGCGTTCTTGAGATTCATCGCAAACACCTCGACTCTTTTTATTGCTGCACATTTGCGTTCAACGCGATGTTCTTCAATCTTGAATCTCTCTACCAAGTCTTCATATTTTGCTGTGTATAAATCGATTTGCTCTTGGCTCATGTGAGGATTCTTTTTTACAAGTTCAACGACCACTTCGATTTCGGCGTTAAGCTTAGTGGCTTCTTTTTCTGGTGTTTCATCGTTTTTCAATGTCTCAACGGCTAATTTGCAATCATCTAAAACCTGAGTTCGATCTAATTGATTTAATGAGTCAAGGAACGCCTGTTTAATTTGTTCTTCTTTCAATGTTGGTGTTTGACATTTTTGCTTGCTACTAAACTTGTGATTACATTGATACACAGTTTTTCGATATTTGTCGGTCGAGTGCCACACCTTCTGGCCATAAATTGCTCCACAATCGCCGCATCTCACTTTGCTTGAAAACACAGTGATTCCAGAATGCTTAAACGATGGTTGCTTTCTTCTAGCGGTTTCGATTTGTACCATTTCCCATTCTTCCACGGGAATAATCGCTTCATGGGAGTCTTTAATGTAATATCTTGTGAGTTCGCCATTGTTCTTTTTTGTTTTATGGGATAAATAGTCAGTGACAAAGGTTTTCTGAAGAAGGGCATCTCCTTTATATTTTTCGTTTGAAAGGATGCTGATGATTGTTGATGCTCTCCATGTACATACTAGGTTACCGTTCTCATCCACTTTTCTAGTCGGTGTTGGAATCCTGTCTTCTGTTAATTCTTTGGCAATTTGATGGGTTGATTTACCCTCAAGATACTCACTAAAAATTCTTCTTACAATTTCAGCTTGTTCCTTGTTCACAATCAGTCTTCCGTTTTTCCCCTTATCGAATCCTAAAAAGCTACTATAACCAATTGAGTATTTACCATCGCTCATTCGCTTTCTGATACCCCACGTTACGTTTTCAGAAATCGACCTAGATTCTTCTTGGGCTAAGCTGGACATAATAGTTAATAGTAATTCGCCACTTGAGTCTAAAGTGTTTATGTTTTCCTTCTCAAATATCACTCCAACGCCGATTGCTTTAAGCTTTCTAATGGTGGTTATTGAATCAACTGTGTTCCGAGCAAATCTTGATACCGATTTAGTGATGATTAGGTTTAGCTTTCCGTTTTGTGCATCCGCAATCATTTCCTGGAAGGCTTCTCGGTTTTTTGTCGATGTTCCGGATATTCCTTCATCGGCATAAACCCTTACAAGCTCCCATTGGGGGTTCTCTATGATCTTCTTTGTATAATAGCTAACTTGAGCTTCAAAGGATGTGTATTGTTCATCACTATCAGTTGAAACACGCGCATATGCTGCTACCTGTACTTTTTTAGCAGCTGCTAGCGATAGTTTTGTGTCCTTGTGGATTTTTTGTGGGATAACTTCTATGTTCATGTTTTTCTCCTTTCATAGCTTTGGCCCCATTGATTCTTGCTTTTTCTTTCATTTCCTCTGTCCAGGATTCGGACCTCGATTTGAAGTTCCATTCCTTTACAACCGTTCTTCCGTCTTTAAAATGGAATTCCACCTTTTGATTAAAAAGTGCCACCAGAAAGTCGATTTTTTCTTTGAATTTGCCTTCGTTAAACTCTTTGAGCTCCAGCGCTTCAGTGGCCATTCGATATAGCTCGCTTTCCGGAATTTGCTGATTGTGGCATTGAATACCAACCGCATTTATCTTGTTACCGCATTGGTAGTAAACCTTGCCATTGGATTTTCTTCTTCGATAAGAGCCGTTGCAATCTACGCACTTGATCATGTGGCTAAAGGGGTAGGTGTCTTTTTTTGTCGAAATCTTAAAGCGCACGCAATTCTTTGAAAGTCTCTTTTGCACTTCATCAAAATCCTCTCTTGAAACGATGGCAGGATGGTTACCATGAACTAAATATTGTGTCAATTCGCCTTTATTTTTCATCTTCTTTTTTGTCATGTGGTTTTGGCGGTATGTTTTTTGCAGAAGAAGGTCGCCGGTGTAATTTGAGTTTGTAAGAATCTGGCTTACGCTATTCACTCGATAAGAGCTACCATTAATCGTTTTATATCCATGTTTATTTAAATATCTCGCAAGCAAAAGTTCACCGTTCCCCTTTAAGTACAAAGCGAAGATGAGTTTTACCACCGCTGCTTCCGCGGGGATGATTCTCACTTTCCGATTCTTTATTTCATAGCCAAGTGCGCGGCTATAGGGAGGTTTGCCCTCCTGCATATCTTTTCGTATTTTCCACTTGATGTTTTCGCTCATTGATCTTGATTCTTCTTGAGCAAAACTAGCGTAGAGCGATAGCATCAACTCTCCCTCATAGGAAAGGGTGTGAATGTTCTGCTCTTCAAAGAACACATCGATGCCAAGCTCCTTAAAAAGGCGGCAGGTTGTCAGGAGGTCAATCGTGTTCCGAGCAAATCTTGAAACCGACTTAACGAGTACCAAATCAAACTTGTGAACTTTGGCATCTTCCACCATCTTTTGAAACCCTGGCCGATTGGCTTTTGTCCCGGTGATTCCTTCGTCAGAATACACGCCAGCATATTCCCATTTAGAATTGCTTTTAATAACCTTAGTGTAGTGAGAGATTTGAAAAACTAGAGAGTGCATCATCGCCTCTTTATCAAGAGAAACACGAGCGTACGCACACACCCTTTTTCTTCGTTTTATTTTCTCAAGTGGTTCTATCTTTCGAATGTTCATTATTAATACAATCCTCCAACGACATATTCACTCTTAAGAGTGAAACTATCAAGTTATTGATCGAAAAATTGACCTCTTATTAAGGCCATATTTTTCTAATAGTTTTTGTTCTATTTTTATAAAGGATTCCTGATCGAGTTCTCCTTTTTTTAGCAACTCTTCAAAGATAGAAATTGAAACTAAATAAAGGTCAACGTTCTTCTTATATTCAGCGATGTTCATGTTGCGATTTATTCGCACAATCGCGACTGCAAAACTTGTTTTTCCTATATGAAACTACCGTGAATTCTTTCCCACAAAATTCGCAAATGCGTTTCACCGTTTTCATAGCTGTATATTTCTTGTGCCAATCAAAGCGGCATTGATCCGAGCAAAATCTTGGAGTGATTCCACCGCGCTTTTTAATTGGAATCTCAATCTCTAGGCCGCAGGTTTGGCAATGTCCGAAGGTTTCAATCTTTTTATTGTTTTCCAAAAAGTTCGAAATAGTTGAGTGATGTATGTTGAGTGCAGTAGAGATTTGGCGGCACGTCATTCCGCTTCGGTTTAGGTTTAATATTTGGTTTTTTTCTTCAGTCGTCATCTTGTGCATCTCCTTTCACTACTACACACATTTGATGGCGATTTTTGGGGGTATTTCTGCATAAAAAAAGCCTCCGACGGATTATTTCATCCAGGGAGGCCGCCATCTTATAGTAGTGGCAACTGTACGCTTCCTATTTATGTGCCCAAGGTACCCAACACACCACGCCCTTTACAGGCAAATGGATCGGCCATAGGTCGAGAGCATTCATGACTGCTCACTATATATATAGGGAAGAATTTCTGAAAATGTGCTAAAAAATAAAAAAATCCCACTACTCAGCATTTGGCTTTTCATGGGATTAAATTAGTTTTTAAGTAAATTTATAGATGATTCAATCTGGTTTGTTATCCAATCTGACAGGTCGCCATAATTGTCTTTTACGTAGTTTTTAACATCTTCATTCAGCTGTTTTAAGACTATGTCTTTAGCCAAGTTTAGAGCGGTCACCTGTGCTTCTTTATCAAAAGTTCCGCTTTTCTTTAGCGACTCTACATAGGTTTGAAATACCGACCTAACTGCATTTAAAACAACATCTGTCGCTTGTTTGATGAGCGCCTGGCCTTTTTCATCTTTAATCTTGTTATTAAGCCATTGAGTCAATCGAATGCCTAAATAACTGATGAGTGGCAGAACGATGCAGGTCACTACCGTAGCTAAAATGTTGATTAATATTTGGTTCATAATTTGCTCCTCCTATCTATGAGCTTGTTTATTGAGATATGTCTGAATTTCATCAATGGCAAAAGTTACAGGTCCATCGCAGCCTTGTTCTTTAAGGCCTTTAAGACATGCAAGAACACCTTTAGTCAGGATCGACTGTTCTTCTTTGATATCTCTTATGTCTTTATCGTTTTTTTTCCTATTTAGTATCCATTTATTTACTGTAAAAATGACACCAAGGATCACCCCTAAAGAAGTGATGATTGATGCCGATGTCAATATAATTTCGACAATTTGATTCATTCCTTTTTTTCCTCCAGGATTTGTTTTAAGTAAGAAAAAGCCTCTTTAACCGAGGGAATGGCGCTCTGAGGGTTTTTCCTATATGCTCTAGCGAGTTCAAAATCATCCTCGCTAACGTTGTATTTCAGTTCGTTTGTTTCAAGAAAGTTTTGAACTTCTCTCTTAATTCGAATTAGGTGGTATAGAGACTTATCGGGATATTCAATCCGAATTTCAAAATAATTCACTACTGCCTCGAGCCACTTATAAAAATAGGCGTCCCAGTCGACTTGAATTAAAGAATCAAATTGTTCTTTGAAGGAATCATCAATATAGACCAGATTTGCTTTTGCGAGGACCGTGTTATCAATCCAAACTTTAAAACATGTTAGTTTGGTTTCAAATCGTTTGAGTTTTTCAAAATAAGATACTCCGAAGACGAAATAATCGGCACCATCATCTTTGATGATATCTGCGCCACAGTAGTTATCCACAATAACCGTGTAATCTTCATCGCTGGTTTCATTATTCAGGCCGTAGGCTGTCGATCCGCATTGATAGACAGCTAGGATTTTGTAAGGTATTAAATTATCTAGTGACCGTAACATATTTAGGTATACTCCCTCGACTGTCTTCTACGAAAAGCCCATTTGTCGATAGCGTCCCGTTAATTTGATAGTCGTTTCCTAAGTAGCGATAATTAATGACTCCGCCAGAGCCACCTATAGCTTTTGCTGCGAAAGTGACATAGCAACCCGTGAAGTAGATACCAATGATGCCATTGCCAGCATTGGTTGAAGTGATACTTTCAAAAACATATATGCTGCCAATTTTTCGAGTGTAATACATTTGCCAAACAGGACTAAATTTTGCATCCGCGTCGTTAATCGCTAATTGCGCTTGTTCGAGAGCATAGGTGTTGGCGGTTTTGATTGAAGGCGGAACGTAGTTTGCATCGAGAGTTACCGATGATGCGGTTTTCGTATAACGAGTAAGCGGGAATTCATAAATGAGTCCACCATTCATCAAATCCTCTTGAGTTAAGACTGGGTATGCACTAAGAGCCTCTTTTAGTTCAAGAGACAACTCGTTATTTCCCAGATCAATTTTGACGATAACATAGCCATAAGCGCTTCCGTCCAATGAGAGAGCAATTCTTGTTCCGCTCTCGACAAAAATTCTTCTTCCATAAACTTGGATGTATCCGCTTTGAAACGAGATATAGCTGTTGCTTACGGAAGCCTGGCATCTACCGAGAACATCAGTAAAAATGCCATTCTGCTTATTAGCCAAAAAGTGGTTAATGTCGGCATCCATTTTGCTCGATACTGAAGATGCATCAAAGGTGATTTTGATCAGTGACATGGTTATTTCCTCCTATCAAATAGTTTGAGTTTATCTGTCAAAGACAGACGGTATTCGCCAAGCGTTACCTTAGCAATATTAAAAGAGCCCTTAAACTCCATCTTTGTGACAATAGTTTCATAGGTTTTCTTTTCAGTAACGAATCTCACTATTGCACCACACTTAAGGTTCTCAATCGACGCTATTTTATTAGCCACAAATGAGAAGTTAAAAGTTATTGAGTGTTCTAGAGAAGAATCGATTAGTTCTTTCTTGGCTTTTTCTAGGAGCGAAGAGTATTCATTATCATCAAAAAACGCGTATTTTACTTTGACTTTTGTGAACCTTTTATCCTGCGATGGGCTGGTAAGAACGTCTCCATCAGTTGTTAAAAAATAGGTTGCTCGACTTCGGTGAGCGGAGTTTTCCGCTTTCGGTACGAAGACAATCTTGTTTAAGGATATTTCGTTTGTATCATTGATGACTAAATCAGAGATAGTTCCTAGATCGCTTTTAATCGTTAAACCAACATTAGCTTCCACTATTCTAATTTTGACTTTGTGAAACTTGCCGTTTTTAATAACGACTTCATATGCTAGTCCGATTCCGTATTCCTTTGAAAACTCCTCAACCAAATCTAGAATGTTGGCCATCTTATCGGTCTCATATACAAGACTTGTGGTTTTAACAGTTTCGACAGCAACTTCTAGATACGATACATTTTGAAATGTGTCGCCAGAACTAATGAAGTTCTCTCGAATGAGATTTGCTACAAAATTAGCGACATTTCCAGAATAACTAGTTGGAATGGGAACTTCGACATCGAGTAAGGACAAGTAGTCGTTGGTTTTGACTTTGACTCTTTTTTTTGAATCAAGTTCAATCGAGATGATGAATCCAAGATAAAAATAATGATTGTCTTTCACCAAGAGCAAGTCTCCAATTTCAGCTTTTAAACTTTGTTTATTAATCGTGAAAGACGACTTTTGCGGTAGCAGAGAATCGACGATAATTTCGTAGTCATCGGTAGCGTATGCATGGTCAATAACTTTGAGAGTTTGTTCATCTAAAAATATCAATTCCATACTTGCTCCTAATGGGTGACATATTCTTCTTTGAATTCGATTTGACAAAGAGCCGGTTCTCGAACTCCTGGATCAAAAAAGATCTCACTTTCCCCGGGTGGGAGAAATAAGAAGTTCTTCTCAGCGAAATCTTGTTTATCGTAATAATCAAATGTATCTGTTGGAGTTATTTTGATAATTGATTGCTCGGTGCGACTGGCATTTACTTCAATGATCGGTTCGTCCCTTTCATCGGTGAGCAACCGTAGCTTTTGGATGTCTTTTCCGCCTTGCCGAATTATCACCCGCGGGTTTAAGCAGTTTCCGATCATTCGAATTAGCAAAGGAACATCTCTTGCTGAGTTATTCGTTACCGTGGTTTTGCCGTTAAAAGAAACAGCATATGAGTAAGGATAATCATAGGTATAAATCTTGCCACCACCAATGTTTCTCACTTGGATTTCGACGGACCTATTAACTAGCCATAAAGACAAACAGTCAATTTTCACTTTGGTTCTTAAAGCATTGCTTTTAAGTTCAGTTTTGTCCGATGATCTGATATTGACATAGCAGAATTTCTTTCCATCCGCTTCGTAGAAGAGCCTTAGTTGTTGACTCTTTGCTAGGTATTTAATCCAGCGTGTAAAACCTTTATATCCATCGAAGAAAATAAGTGAAAAGGTGATTGCCCTCTGAGGGATAGTTCTATTGGTTTCAACAAAGTTTGATTCAAAGTCCTCATAGGTAATATCAAATTCGAATCCTAAACCATCGATCTCTTCGATAGCACATTGGCTTTGGAAATCGAAATAGAAGGTGCTACCGGATTCATTGACTAAATATAATTTCCGTCTCATCAGTAAGCACCTCCTAAAGCTGCATTGATTGAGTCGACATCAACATCGCCACTCGTGTTTATAGTGACGCTGTTATTAGTGACTCGATTATCGTTTGAAGTATTGTTTGTTTTATTTGAAGTAACGCTATTTTCTTTAGAGAAAAGTCGACCAGAAAATAAGTCGCCGATCCAGCCGAACACTTTCCCTATTGTGTTTTCAAGAAGCCATCTTACAGCTTCAATAATCGCATTAAGAATATCTAAGATGGGCTTGAGAATTGTAAACAATAATTGAAGCACTGGAGCAATGACTGTTTTAATGACATTACCCACAACGACAAGAATTGGTGACAAAGCCTCAATAATAGTAAAGAGTATGCTTAGGATATCTAAAATTGGCTGCAAAGCAATCTCAATTAAAGGCATCAAAATTTGTAGTAAAGATGCAATTATTCCAATAACATTGGCGATCAGAGTAATAATCGGCTCTAGAATTGCCATGATAATCTCGAGAATTGGCTCAAGTATATCGACAATAATATCTAATAGCTGAACGATTACTTGGATTACCGCCCCTAAAATCTTCACGACTAAATCAATAATCTTTAAAACAATAGGAAGAATCTCTTCTACAAGTTCAATAATTACCTCAATAATTTTGACAACCAATCCAATAATGGCTTGGATGATTTTAGCGACAACTTGCAGTATCTTTCCAATAAGCACTGTAATTGGCACTAGAATTGCTGTGAGCATTTCTGTAATCGCAGTTATGGGCTCGATTAGTGATTCTAGTAGTTTTACCACTTCATCAAGAACCATCATGACCACATCGAGTACTTCATCGATAATTTCGACAAGGACGTCAATAATCTGATTAATAACGCCCATAAGGATGTCTAATATTGGCTTAAGTTTCTCGAAAATCTTGCCGACAAGTTCTACTATTTTGTCAATAAGCTTTTGAACTATCTCTAGGATTCTACCGAGCAACTTTCTAAAGTTTTCATTTTGAAGAAGCAAAGCTGCTACTATCGCAATAATAATGGCCCACGGACCAGCTTTTGCGGCCGCTGCTGCCACTTTTGATACTCCGCCAATGGCGCCAATAGCCTCTTTAAGCTTGCTGAATAGCGTTATAGCTTTCGCAACAATCGTTAGAATCGGTCCGACGGCTACAAGAATACCGGTGATGGCTCCAATGAAAGCTTTTGCCCCACCAGACAATTCTTTCCATTTGGCAATTAATTCCTTAACCTTTGGAATAACCGTGTCTTTAAGGAAATTGACAATCTTAGTAATTATGGGAGCAAGCGCGGTAGCAAGTTCGGTTCTTAAAGATAAAAACGCTTGCTTTAGAGCATAGATTGAATTGCCTAATGAACCTGTGGCTTCTGCATCTTCTTCAGAAACAATTCCCACTTTTTCTGCTTCTTGTTGCCAGGCTTCGAGTTCTCCTTCACTTGCAGCCAAAACGGGAGCAAGAAAGGTACCGAGTTTATCCCCGAAAAATTCATTTGCTAAAGCTGTCCTAGTAGCACTATCACCAACCGAAGCGATAGCACTTCTAATTTTCCTAAACGCACCTTCGGCATCTAGTCCGGCAAGATCATCCATTGTTAGACCTATCAAGGATAGCTTGTCAGAAACATCCTCTCCACTAGCTATTTCAGCGAGGAGATTATTTGTCTTTTGGAAAGCCTTATCTAGATACTCAGTTTCACTACCGAGTTGCTTAGCTGCATACTCCCACTTTTGGAGAGCTTCTAAACCGACACCAAGTTGCTTAGCAGTGTCGCTCATATCGTTGACTGTCTCAGTGGTTTTAATTGCCAAGGTGCCGAGAGCTGTAACCGCTGCAGTGATTGGAACAGTGATGTATTTTGTTAGAGCCGAGCCAACTGAGCTTAAAGTGTTGACGTCAATTTTTCCAAGAGCTGTGAGTTTCCCGTTTGTATTTTTCAACTCATTATTCAGCTTTGAAACTTCGGCCTCAGTGTATTGAACCGAGCGAGACATCTTGTTGAATTCTTGCTGTGAAACAGTTCCGAGCTTTACTCCCTCTTTTGCAAAATCGAGTTGTCTCGTTTGTTCCTCTAACTTTTTCTTGGTTGTTTCGAGTGTCTGATTTAGTTTTTCTTGTTTTTGTTTCCAAAGCTCAAGATTAGAAGGATCGTATTGTAGATTCTTGTTAATCGCGGCTAGGTCACGTTGTTGTTCTTTAAGGTCTGAGTTAAGGGATCTGATAGATGCTTCAAGTTCAGAAGTATCAAGCCCAAGCTTAATATTTAGACCTTTTATTGCTTCTGCCATACCCCTTTCCTCCTAACCTAAAAAGGCATTAATATCCGCCTGTGAAGCTTGACGATTGGTCTCGCCAGAAAAGATTTCTTTTTGCAGTTTGACTATGTCAAGATAGGTTTGAATATCAAAAAATTCCGCATCACGGATAGGAATTCCTAATTGGGCCAAGTTAAAGATTATATTTGCCGTGACATTCTCTCTTGGCCTATCGTTGTGGGGAGCTATTTCCACTATTGTTTTGAATTGAACCGAGAAGCTCACCAATTGTGTTTGCTAAGGTAGTGAGTTCATCGACATTTGAAAGAACGTTAAAGTCAAACTGTTGCAAAAACTTATTGTATGAATCGCTTGTAAAAGGCTTATGAAGCGCATACACAATACGAAACAAGATATCAATAAATCTGCCGACATCTTTTTGATTCTTTTTGAATGCTATATCAAGTTTTTCAACATCCTCGAATAGTTCTGTTCCGAAGACGCTTCTATAAGAAATAACAGTAAAAAGGGAAGAAGCTAATCGTAGTTCCTTCCCATTGAGTTTGATTGTTTTTTCCATAGTTATACTCCTGTTGGAATTTCAGGTATCGCAGGTGCGGTCGTCAAGAAGTTAGTGTAGTTACTGTCTCCTTTAGCTGACACGCAGTTAGTGACTAAGTGATCACCGACTTCAATTGGACGAGCAGTAATTGTTAAACTCACTGAGTTAGCTTCAATACTGTCCGCCTTTGATTTGGTAGATTCCCCAATCGGCGTAACACTGCAAAGGTAGTACCACACTCTTCGTGCTTTTAAGTCACCCTGAAATTCAAAACCGAGAGCGAAAGTCACAACCGGAGCGTTGGCAATCTCAACTAAGTTTCCATTAGCGAGACGCTTATATCCGAGAATATCGACTTTGAACTCATCCGGAATTTCAGTAAATTTAAGAGTTAAAGTTCTACCCGCGTTTTGAACTAAGGAAGCATAAAGAGTATCATCTGCATAAACATTTGTTGATCCTCCCACTACTTCGCTTGAAAATTCCTGAGCGCCAGGAAGAGAGACCGGAGTATCAAAGCTCCAGCTGCCATTGTTTTCTTGACTACCAATGGCATAGTGAACATTTCTTAAACCGAATGTAATTTTGTTATTTGGCATATTTATAATCCTCCAGCCTAATTTCATAAACTCTATTAATAGAGTGATCAGAGTTTTCAAACTCCGAAGTTAAAGAAAAGATGTAGTCATTATCTAGAAGTGCTTTTTCAAGTTTTTCTTCCAGGACTTCATCTTTGTTTTTAGTGATTAAAGTAATTTGAATAGTTCGCAAATAGTATCGCGGTCTATCATCACCATAAATAGGTGCCCGCTTAGAGATTTCCTGATAAACAATAAAAGGTGGCTTGGCATTTTGCTCATTATCATAATCGAGCCTCGCATACATCACTGTCGGAAGCACCGTGAGCAAGACGTTTCTTAATTTCTTAAGCATTACAAACCTCCTTTTTTGATGATTTCTCTTAAATCTTCGAGCATCTTTGGTGTTAATTCGTCATAAGCAGATCTTAGAAAGGGACGAGCTGGGACATATTTACCACTTCGATGTCTGAAGCCAAGTTCTATTAGATGAACGATCGAACCCTTTGTTTTGGAATAAATAATAATTGTTTTATTACTTCCTTCATCGTAGGATTCTTTGAAAAAAGAGTCGCCTAAATGATCCTTAGAAAAAGAAGTTCTTGGCGCTTTTTGTTTGATGTAAGTAATGATTTCATCAGCTGTTAACTCAAGTCTTCTATCGATTGAAAGCTCCACATCTTTGGCATAAGACTGAACAGCCTTTTCGATTGCTTTTGGGAGTTCTTCGATTTTTATAGATTCCATCCTTCAATATTCTCCTTTTTTAAGTCAGACTCACTAAGAGAAAGTTCCATCCACATCCCTTTTTGAAAGGCTCGTTCTACTCTGTAGAATTTGTCCTCGTAAGGAACATAAACGAACTTACTTTGATCGTATAAAGGAGCATTGATGGCAACTTTACAGTCAACAGCAACATGAGATTCTTTTGAAGCATAAAATTCCTTAAAGGTGATGGAGCTCATCATCCCCACCACCATCTTGGAACCGACCAACCGCATACTTTGGTTCCCGAGGGCATCTGCAGCTGTTTTAACACGTAATAGGAATAAGGAAATGTTGCCGGAATTAGGATACACAATCATATTTCTATGACGAGCCTCCACTAACCTCAGGAGATGACAAGCAGAGCTGCCTGAGTAAGACGTCAAAGCTCTTGGGAAGTTCTTTCACTGCACCGTCGCTGTTAAATCCGAAATTGGTCTTCACAAATATAGTAATAAGAGCTTGCACTAATGGAACGTCATCTGATTCAGCGATTTCACGAGGAACTCCAGTTGTGATGAGTAACTGGCGGCACGAGGCGATATGAATATTGATTTCGTCATCAGCGTAGTTTTCGGTTATAGGGATAAGCAAAGCCTTTTTCATCATGTTAAGCATGTTTTCGCGCAGCATTTTCGACACCTCCTCTTCAAATATTTAATATTGAATTCTTCCTATTACTCTTAAACGGAAGGCTGGCCCTACTAACTTCAGGCCAGGACTCTCCGTGTTTCGGCTAGTTATTCGCCACCAACAGGTGAAGCAGAAGCTTTTTTGACTCTCAAGAAACCGTTGTAACCGATAACGTTACCACCAGTGAAAACACTGGCTTTGTAGCAAATGATTCCATCTTTAAACTTGTAGTCAGTTGATTTTGAGACTTCAACCCCACTGAAGATTGGGACTTCATAGTTGGCTAAGGGGCCATAAGCAAGGCAGTATTGGCCAGCGGTAGTTGCTGCCGCACTGATCGCATTGCAGTGGCTTGAAATGATGAACGGAATGCCATCAATAGTGTGTGCCTTATAGTCAACAGTGTGAACTTTGCGGCCTTCAGCAGTTCTTAAACCTGCGAATGCACGTAAGTCGTTTTTATTAAGGATAAGGACGCATCCGCCTTCGACTTCTTCATCTCCGCCATAGGCATAGACGATTTCATCAAGCGTGTTTTCATCGATAGCGTCGAGTTCTAAGTCTTCCGCGTCTACTAAAGCTTCACATTCACTGGAGAAAATACCCTTAAATGTATTGGTAGTTCCAGCACCCTTTAAGATTTGTTCTGAGATTTTTTTCTTTAAAGCAACGTTAATGCCCTTAAGAACTTCATTCGAATAATCGGCTGCAGGGAGCTTTTCCAACTCTTCGGTGATTTCAGCGTATGCGGTAACTTTGACTTTTGAGATTGTGAGGTAACCAAAGGTTGGTTCTGCAGTAGCATAGGCATTGCCTTCAGCTGTTAAACCGCCTGTCCCATTAGAAATAACGAATGATTTCTTATAGGTTTCGCCACCTTTTAGGTTAACTGTATGAACTTGCTCCACTAGTGAAGATAATTCACGGAATGGATAAGGCGAGATTGTGCTATCGACATGCTCAGGGAGTAAGACTCCATCAGCAGTCACGACAACAGTTCTTCCCTCTTTTAAGGCTTTTCCACGTGTTTCTAAGTCAACATGGTCGTCACTCTTTGTTTCGATAATTTCGTTAACATCGAGCTTACCACGCATGTTGATTTTCTTTTCGATTGCCTTGCGTTCGTTTGTGAGCTCATCAACTTCTTTGTCATAGCTTTCGAGCTTTGAAATTTCAGTTTCAGAATCGCTCATGCCTCTAATTTCATCGAGGCGGGTTTTAATTTCTTTTAGACGTAATTCTAAATTCATAAAATGAATTCCTCCTAAATTTTTGTTTTGATTTTCAGTCGTTTTGCTAAAACGGTCATCTTTTTTAATTGCTCAGCATTCTCCAATGCCTTCAGGTCAGCATCCGCCAACTCTAAAGAACGAGCACTTGCTTGGATGGAGGTTTGATCATAGGCCGGCAAGTCTACGACGCTAACATCAAAGAGCCTATCAATTGCCGTGATAGTCCTCTTTGGCATTTCTCCACTTTTATCCCAGCTTTGACCTTTGACAGTAAAAGCAAATGACATCTTGTCTAGTAATCCAGCTTCGACGCACTTATATATGTCTCGATTGCTGGTTGTATCAATGAGTTCAGCCCTAACTTTTAAGCCTTTCTCATCGATGGATAAAGAAAGAGAACCATTTCTGGTCCTCGCTAGTATTAGTGTTGAGTCATCATGGTTGTACTTTAAGGGCACATCTTTCATGTTCGTATTTGCTAGAGCCTTTTTATCGATAATTTCTCTAAAGCCATGAGAGTCATCACCAATTAAAGTCTCCTCATCAAAAACAATTGCGTACCCTTCGACAATCATCTTTTGAGCTTCTTCATCTTTTCTTGATTCGATAGATGAGAATCGTGTTTCTTTATTGTTCATCTTCGCTATCCTCCTTAGGTTTCTTGAAGATATCATTTTTCAGTTGATAGTCTGCTGCTTTGTCAGCATCAACATAGTTGAGGGATTGAAGTCTCTTACTTCCGCCCTCTAACGGTTCAAATCCTAGCAAGGCTCTAGATTCGTTGAGGGATAGGATTCCTAGCCCCATCAGCTTTTCAATTGCTTGAACCTTTGTATTCCAGGATGCATATTGAAGCCTTTCCGAATAAAAGATGATTTGTTCGCCTTTCTCGAGTTGGCTTCTAGTAAGCAGCGCCTTTGAAAATGCCTCGCTTAGCGCAATAGCTACTCCCTCAATAACCGACTCATAAAATGCATTGTATTGATTTTCATCATACTTGTTATCAAATATGGGTTCGCTCACGCCAAAGTAAGAAATGATCTTCTTTTGAAGGAACGAGAGGGTCTCTGAATCGATTAATTTGGGATCAACGTTAAGCGGAACATATTCGCTTTTTAGATCCACAGGAACGATGGAACTTCCGCCTTCTTTGGTTGCTTCCTTTAAGGCTTCGTCAAATTCTCTTTTTTGAGCACTTTTGTCTTTTTCCGAGAGAATGCCATTGATTTTCAATAAACCTTTGACCTGAAAGCTTGTCTTGATGGCGTTATCAAGTCCCTGAAGAACCGAGTCATTAATCTTGATGGTTTTCAGGAGTGCACTATGATCAGAGATTGCCCCACTGCCACCGAAGATATCATTGACTCCATAAAATCTTTTTAAATGGATAATCGACTCGTACGGGAGCGTGAAACTTTTCTTGTCAGTAAAATAAAAGCGGAGGTATAGGGCTCCACTATCATCTTTTAGTGCTTCAACTGAATTGGGCTTGATTGGCCACAGTTCCTTCAACTCATAGGTTTCATCATCATAAACTGGATAAACGAACGCATTATTGTTGAGATAAAGAAGAGTGACTATCTTGTAAATAAAATCAAACGGAATCATCAAGGGATTAGGTTGATGCTTGAGTAGATATGCTAGATTTCCATTTTTTTCTTGAATCGTTTCTTTGTTTTCGGATTTCACATATCTCGGTTTCAGCTTTGCTGAGTGAGTCGCAATTCGATCGATGCAAATTTTTACCACATCGCTCAAATTAATGTTGTCACCAAAGTCAGTGAAAAGATTCAATGTCGATTTGAAAAGTTGAGCATCATCAGGACTAGGTGCCACTACTTTTTTCTTTCGCTTAAATACATCAAATATGCTCATAGGGCCTCCTAACTTATCATGTTTTCATAATCAGTTTTATATCGAGTGAGGACAGCATAGGCAATAATAAGAGCCACGCATCCATCAATTCTTTTTAATTTGCTATTTAATTTGCTCGGTTGAATATTCCCATTGAGATCGATCTTTGCTTGGGTGTTAGCCAGGCACCACTTTAAGATTGGGTTATCGTTATAAATAACATTTTTGTTTTTGAGATCTCCCTCGAGCTGTTTCATCGGTTCAGAAAGGGTGTAGATTCCCTGGCGGATTTTTTCCATCGTGAATCCTGCATCTTCCATCTCCTTAACCCAATATTGAGAATTCCAAGGATCGTATCCAATCCATAAAGGACGAATATCGTGTTCTTTGACCATCGAAATAAACCATTCTGTAACTTTCGAGAAGTCATTTTGATTTCCGGTGGTTAATGTAATGAACCCCTTTTTTATCCAAATGTCATAAGGGATTTTATCTTCCTCCACTCTTTTTGAGACGAGCTCGCTCGGCATAAAGAAGTGAGGTACGACATATTTCTTACCGTTTTTAATGATAAGTAATACTGCAGCAGTTAAATCGGTGGTACTTGATAAATCAACTCCGCCAATAGCGTATGTGTCTGAAAGGTCAGTTAACGCATATTTTGTTTCGTTATTTAAATCAGCGAATGTAAGCCATGATCCACTATCGAGTTGTTTCACATTAAAGTCCTTGCAGAGCATCGTAACGCGCGTTGAAAGATCGTTTTTTGCTTTGTTCATAATGTCTTCTAGATATGTGGGGAGCTTTATTTTTCCAAGAGAAGGATTGCTCTTCTGCCAGGAGGTCGGATCTTCAAAAACCTCTTCCATGCTATCTTGCGTATAAAGCCATGGAAGAATTCTGATATCTTTGATTTCGCCCTTAATCATCTTGCGGCAATATTCTAGTTTGCTATCGAGAAAACCTTCTACTGTTGTTCCTTCGGTTGTGATGATAAAGATGAGCGGTTCTTTTTTAGTCGATTGGCTCTGCTTAATTGCATCGTAGACTTTGGAATCAACCATTTCGTGAACTTCATCAATACATCCAACCTCAATGTTGTATCCATCTTTATTGCGCGATTGCGCCGACAGTTTCTTAATCTTGTTTTTATTCTTAGGCGAGTAGATATAGAAGATATTTTTCTTTGATCGCTTCTCGTTTCTAAGGGGACGGCTTTGCTCACGCATGTTGTTAATTTCTTCAAATAGAATCGATGCTTGGTCATTTGTATTGGAAGCACAAACGATATCCACGCCACCGGAACTTAAGAAAAATTCTGCAAGATCAATGCCCGCAATAAAAGTCGTCTTGCCGTTTTTACGCGCCACAAGAAGCAGAACTTCATTGAACCTACGCAAACCCGTCTCGGCTATTTTGAAGCCATAGGAGGCCTCTAAAAAGGCTTTTTCCCATAATTCCAGAATGAAAGGTTGACCATTGAATGGCGATTTTGTATGTCTGCAGAACTTTTCGATAAAGTTGATTCTGAGCCGCCCTGGATTTTCATCATATAGATAGATCGGGTTATCCATATCGCTTTTTAGAGCGTTAAGAACACTGGCTAATTCTTTCCCAACACGGATATTGCCGCTCTCTATTTCTTTAATGTATTCAAGTAAATAACTCATTCTTCAATAGGTGCGCTTTCTTCTTTTGGTTGAAACTTTGGAGTGTTCGCCTTTGGAAGAGCATCATCAATGGGTTCATCGATATCGTGATAATGGATTTCGCTATCATTTTTTCCGAGGATCAGCCACGGGCCAATAATCAAACCATCGGTTACGCTCTGAAGGACTTTTCCTTCTTCTGCATATAAAATGTGACGTCCGCTTTCTTCTTTAATTTCCATGTACAATACCTCCTAGGCTAGTGACCAGTTTTTATTGAGTGCAATATCAAGCTCGGCTTGTGTGCATTTTGCTAGATTGTCCACGCCTAAAGTGAGCACCTTTGCTCCAGCGCCGCTTAGATCCTTTAGCGATTGAAACATCAGGACGATCGATTCTTTCGTCAAATTAACAACATTTGAAAAGTTCGCCGATACATTGAAATTGCTTTGAAGTGTAATCTTATTTAGCAATGGGCAATCTTGTATTGCAGTTGCAGGAATCGCGGAGGTAACGGTGTTTGGAATCCAAACTTCGTTTAGCTGTGGACAGCTCTTAATAACTGCTGTTCCACCAGACAATGTTTGAAGTCGATCGGGAAGATATAATTTCGTCAGATTGGGAATGCTCCAAAAGGCATAGCTGCCTAAAGTACGCAGATTTGAAACGGCCTCGAAACGAACGATTCCGCAACCGCAGCTGCTTAGGTTATATTTGCCCCATGTGTCAATTGACTTAGGGAGAGTAATATCACCGAGATTGGCAATTCGATAGATGGCATAGTCTTCAAGAGTTTTAAGTTGTGAACCCTCCTCAAAGATTATCTTCGTGCATCCTGAGTCGTATAAAATGCGATCCTTAATCGTGATGATGCTTGAAGGGACAATCAACTTGAATGCTTGAGCATAATTTGATAGAAAATAGCTTCCAATAAAAGAAGCCGTATTAGGAATTTCAAACTCATCAAAAGTACCTTCCACCAACTCGCGCAGGAGATTTTGTTCTTCTGTAGTCGAGTTGTTTCCTAAATTGCCCCGCGCAATGTTGGCGATAATAGGCTCGCTAGCGTAGATGTAATTAGCGGTAATCACATTGCTTGAATTTGAAGGCTCGTCACAGCAGATAAAGGAGATCTCCCATCTGCCCTCCCAGGCAGTGACCGCCTTAGGTATTTCAAAAGCGTTGTCATGAACCCTGTATAAATAGTTCGTTTTTTGGTGAGTGAACTTTAAATAGTGATATTCACTGTCGATTTCAGTATCAACCGTAAAAATTAACTTCACACGTCGGCTTTCTTTGAAAACGGAGATAGTTAAAGGGAAATCGTTTGTAATAAGCGTCCCTGTTTTATCTACGTGAATGTTTATTTCGTATGACATATAGCCTCCTTACAAATTTGCGGTTCTTAGAAACTCATCAAACTCGTCGTCATCATCGATTGTATTTCTACCCATCACAACACCGAGAGTTTTGATTATGCCTTGATAAACGGTTAGCGTTTTTAGGTATGTTTTGTAGTTTGTTGATTCACGAGCATTACCTTTATTTGAAATTTGAATCGCACCATGTTTTTTGAGTGAAACCTCTAGCTCGTCTAATTGAACTTTTAGAAAAGCTGCCTTCATCAGCAGCTCGTTAACCAGTTTTGTTTTGTTTTCATCAACATCTTTAAATAAATGCAAAAGTGTAGTGCGCCCCAGAAATTGGACCTATTTTAATTAACTATAAATTGTTCTGATTCATTTTTCTATAATCGACTGGGCTATAACCTCCCAGTTTTTCTTTTATGCGATAGAAATTGTAATAAGAAATGTATTTATTGATTTCATCAATCATCTCAGACATTGACCTAATGTGATAAAGATAGATTGTTTCCATCTTCATCTTACCAAAGAAGTTCTCCATGACTGAGTTGTCTAGGCAGTTTCCTTTTCTGGACATTGATTGGGTTATTCCCCGATGTCTTAAACGAGCTTGATACTCTGGGTGTTGATAATGCCATCCCTGATCCGAGTGTAGAATTAATTTTTGATGTGGTGGAAGCTTTTTGAATGCCTTCTCCAACATATCGAGAACAAGATTCATGTTTGGCGATGTACTTATCGAATAAGAAATGATTTCTTCGTTATACATATCAATGATAGGAGATAAATATATTTTGGAACCATTTATGTTGAATTCAGTAATATCTGTTGCCCATTTTTGGAACGGCGCATCAGCGGCGAATTTCCTTCTTAGAACATTAGGGGCAATCTTACCAACAGTGCCTCGATATGAAGAATATTTCCTATGCCTTCTAGCCTTATAAACTAGACCATATTTCTTCATGATTTTTCTAACTAATTTATGGTTGACTATAAGACCGTATTCATTTCTTAAAGCGTAGACTATTCTTCTATATCCATACCTGCCCTTATTTTCTTTGAAAATATTGACTATCATTTCCTCTGTTTTCTCATGTTTATTATGCTTATCTTCATTTCGGAAGTAATAGTAATAAAGAGATTTTCCGAGAGAGGATATTTCAAGCAAGTCCTTTAGTTTATATTTATGCCTTAGTTCACGGACTACTTGATAAACTTCTCTTTTTTTCGGTTTTCTTGAACCAAGGCATTCAATTTTTTTAGGTATTCAACCTGGAGTCGAAGCTTTTCGTTTTCTTCTCTTAATTCCTTAATTCTTTTCTTGGCTTTTTCAGAAGTAGGTTCTCCGTCTTTTCCATATTGAGAACGATTCCCTTGCCTATGGATTAAGAAAGCTGCTTCGCCCATTTTTCGATAAAGTCTAAACCATCCAAGCATCGTGCTTTCCATGAGTTCACCTGACTTTGTGTAGAGGTTGTATTTCTTACCTAATTCTTGATAACTCATGTGGTTATCGTAATGATCTTTACAGACCTTAATCTTGATGTCGTCTGGAACTTTTTTATAGATTCCACGTACCCTTTTGTCCTTTTTCATAAAATCACCTCAAATATTTTATCAAATAAGTACAAGTTATGGGGTTCACATCATTTTTTATAGGAAGGATCCGTTAGCACGACCTTACGATAAAAGCGCAAAGCACTCTTCCAGATCGTCTCTAGTTCAGCATCCTCCAAAGGCGGATTGCAGTGGGTTGCCTTTTCATCGAATAGAATTCTTGCTTCATCACCATCGCCATATCGCTTAAGTACCTTTGCGGCATATCTCGACATGGTTGCGTTTCTACTACCTTCTGGAATCTCGCTACTTTCGACCGCATTGTCAAACTCCATCTCATCGAGAAGTTCATTCAATGTCATGTAGCCATCATAAATTTCGGCTCTAGGTAGTTCTGTTCCAAAGAAGAAATGTCCAGCATCCTTTGCCTTTTTATCAATGAATGGAAATAAGGCCCCAAAGCGAGTCATCAACTTATCGAATTCTTCTCTAGAAGATATCTCGCTAGTTGCGATAATTAAATGAAACTTCGGTCGCTTTGGTTTAACGATGATAGTTCCATTGGCTTTAGTAACTTGCTTATCTTTTAGGTGGTTTCTTGAATAATGGATAATAAATGGCACTCCTCGAAGAGCTGCTTTTACATCCTCTTCAGTGAACCATTCGCTCTCTTTTTCACTATGGTCATTATCTATATCCACCAGGATACAGTTCGATTTATTGAAGTTTTCGTTTGAACGATAGTTCCCTTTATAACAAGCACCAACATAGTCCTTGCCAAAAATGGAGCAGTCTATCGGCTTTTTAGTGTCGATATTAGTCTCATTTGGATAGAGAACATTCTTCTCGTCTCCTCGTGAGTTAGATGTATATATAGTTATTTTCATCTACTGATTCCTCCGTCAATCTTTCTTATAGAAATCGCATTCATATCCGTCAGCATTAAGGATTAGTCCCTGGCCCCACTCCGGAACGATGATCATGGCTTTTACCACGCTATCAACCTCAAGATCTAAAGGAGCTTCGATAACCACTTCATCATGAATATGCATAACGATTGGTAAGTTCAGGTTTTTTATTGCGAACACGAGCAAGTCCCGAGCTGTCGCCTGAACGATGTTTTCAACAAACTTGGGACCGTACGATTCAATGCGAACGAACTTTTTATTGTCACCAATACCGTAGTAAGTGATTTGACCTTCTCTTATTTCTGGTTTTACATAGGCGAGTTTTCTTCCGCTCGGCAAATGAATAAACAGCATCTTAGCCCGGTATTCGAATATGAGTTGTCCAAGTTTTACAATTTTGTCTTCGTTGATCGCTTTTTTGATCGCTTTATCAACCTTCCACCAAAACTCCACAATGTTTGGATTGGCATTTCGCCAGGCATTTACCAATAATTGAAGCTCTTCTTCCTTTAGGCCATATTCGATGGCTCCCATAGCTATCAGAGCCCCAACAGAACCTCCATAGCCAAGCGCTAATTCAGCAATCTTACCTTTTGGTCTGAGATCGCCATTAACACCATGCTTTTCAACGGGTACTCCGAACATCTCGCTAGCGGATGCACAATAGATATCTTTGTTATTTCGAAAAGCTTCCATTCGCCAATCTTCGTGGGCATACCAAGCGATCACTCGCGCTTCAATTGCTGAGAAGTCGCTTACGATAAACTTGTGTCCAGGAGCAGGGATAAAGGCCGTTCGAATTAATTGCGATAAGACATCTGTAATGTCTCCATAAAGTAGTTCAAGTGCAGAAAGATTGTTTGTCCTCACTAAACCCCGAGCAGCATCCAAGTCCTCAATGGCATTTCGGGGCAAGTTCTGGAGCTGTATGATTTTGCTTGAGAATCTCCCCGTTCGATTTGCGCCATAGAACTGGAACATCCCTCTTACCCTACCGTCCTTACATCTAGAGCAAATCATCGCTTCATATTTTTTGACGGACGATTTAGAAATTAGCTGCCTTAGCTGTAAAACCTTCTGGACCGTTTCATCTGATGCACCTTTCAATAGTTCCTTGACTTCTTTCTTTCCTAAAGACGGTGCTTCGACATCGTTATCTGTTAGCCATTCTTTTAGCTGAGAGACGGAGTTTGGGTTTTCTAAATTGGTGATATTTTGCAGGGCTTTGATATAATTTTCACGGCAAATCTCATTTATTTTTATTGAGTTATGCACAAGCAAACCATCGACTAGAACCCCGCGATCATTAATAAGTTCGCACATCCAATATTCTTCCCATAGGGAGTCAGACACCGGATGATTTGATAGTCTTTCTTGAATTGACATCTCCGCTTCCACATCTCGCTTGTTATAGAACTTAAAGCATTCCCACTTTTCTTTGTTTTGATAATACAAGTTCCTTAACCTATTACCGTTTTGTTTTGTCGGTTTACAGGGGAAGCAGAAATAACGTATTAAATCCTTACCTTCATCAAGTTTCTTTTTATCGATGTTCAGCACTTCCCCAACTTTCTTTAATGAGAACGGAAGACCCAATATCGCTGCCCAAGTCATGGAACATTTCCACCCTTGCGGACTAAGGTAGGTGTTGTCAGGTAAGTTTAAAAATCTGGATAAACAGATTCTTTCAAATTGAGCATTGAATGCCCATTTAGTGATGTCGGGGTTGTCGAGAGCATTGAGCACTTCTTCTGGTACTTTTTCGCCCATCGCCAAATCCACGACTTTGACAGGGCCATTATCGATTGAATAAGCAAATAGCAATATTTCAAATGCTGGATCTTCGGTGTATTTATATACGCCAGCATTGATAGATGTTTCCGAGTATGTTTCTAGATCGATACTGAGTTTATTGATCATCACCATACCCCCAAAAAGGAGAGCAGCATATCGCCGCTCCCCAAGTTTGCCTTATTAATCAAGGAACCCTTCGTTGTCACCGAAGTCGGTTTCAGCTGTTGCTTTGGAACCTAATGGTTCACCATCGCGAATTTTTTGTAGATGGTTCAAGCCACATGCGATACCTTTATTGCCATTGTTGTTGAAAGCATAGAAGGTAATTGACGCACGGCCATAGATACCACTATAGATTTCACTTGTTTCGATAATTGGATTAAGAGCAGCATCGACAACTTCTGGTTTGTTTGTTGAGTTGGCGTTAACGAAATAGCTATCTTTATATGCCGGATCGTCTGTTCTTTCTAAGTCGCCATCACGAAGTGGATTTTTGATTGCCGTCATCGGTGGGACAGTTTTTCCAGCACCACGAAGCTTGAATTCGCCTTCTTTATAGGCCGCCTCAATAGCGCTTTGGATTTTTTTCACTAAATCGGCATCCGACTTAGGAATAATGAGTGAAACAGAATACTTGGGAACTCCGCCTTCTGTCGTGGCTTTAGGTTCATTTGCGGTTAAGTAGCTGAATCTGACTACTGATGTAATTACCTTACATGGGTTTGTTTTTGACATGATTTTCTATTCCTCCATGAAATCATTTTTTGCCAAGTTGAGTTCCGACCTCGCGTCATTATCTTCAACGAGAGTTGGCTTGCCGGATGGTTTATAGACATATTTGTCTACTAGTTCGATAAATTTTGCTTTACCGAGGCGTTTCGTTAATTCAGCAATGGATAAGAGTTTTTTCTCAAATGGATCGAGTCCAGCTTCTTCCACCACCCTGATGACATCGTCCTCTGATGTGTACTTACGATTAGAGCGTCCTTCAACTAACTTGTAGCCGGGTATTTGTTTTCCTTTTAGGGCTTCAGCTAGAGCATAATCTTTGATGTCATTGGCCCAAGAAACGAGTTCGTCTATCTTGCCGAGAATCTCTGCGATTTCCTCAAGCGACATTAATGCTTTGTCCTTTGCTCGATAGCCTTCAAGTTTGAGCATCTTTTCTGCTCTATATCTGCAGTCATGTCGCGCTTTACAAAATTGGCACCATGGACCGCAGTTGAATTCGCCTTTGCCTTCATAGGCCAGGGCTGTTTTTGGTTTGACTTCGTTGATTGCCCATTCGACAAGTTCATCTTTGTTACAGGACCATTCGGAAATGTTGTTTAGTCTTGGCTGGATAATCGCCATGTTAATTTCAGCGATGTCGTATAGAGACTCAAACATGAGTAAGCTTCCGTACGCATAAATCATTAGCTGTGGGTTATGGTCGCAACTGACTTCGACGCCACGACCGTGCTTGTAGTCAATGACATATATTCCGCCATCATAGACGATTACAACGTCGGATGATCCCATCCCGTCCGGGACGACATCTGAGAAATCCACGAGCACTTCACTGGCGATAAATGGATGTTTACCTTCTGCACTCAACCTTTCATATATTTCAGATATGAGGTTTAGTGCTACATCGGTGCACTCTTCCATTTCTTCGCTGTAGAATTCGAGGTTCGTTGTATCTGCTTCAAAGGGGATTCCGTAGCGTTCTTTTATCTTTTTTTCCAGTAAAAGGTGCGCAGAACTTCCCTCTTTTGCATAAATCGAGCCTTCGTCTTCGTAATTTTCTGTAAGCCTTACGCTAGGTGGACACTCCATTGCTCTTTTGAGCGAGCTGCCACCAATTAAGGAGTGCCCATTAGTCTTTGATGGCATCGCTTAACTCCTGTGCTTTGGCTAATAGTCCAGCATAATCTTTTGGAGCGACTTCGCTTAATTTGCTAACGCCACATCCAACAAGCATCATGCGAACATTGGTTGTATAACCTTTTCTAGATAAGTCGGCTAGAACAGCTCTAACTTCCTCAAGAGTAGGTTGATGCTTTTCTTCAACAGTAGGTTCTACCTTCTTTGGCATTTCTGCTTCCGAATCGCTGGTCTCTAGCTGCGTCTCTGCGATGAGCGCATTTACAGTTTCAAAGAAGCTATTAATTGCGTTCACCAACTTGGGATAAACAATGAGGACCTTATCGTCTTGTTTCGATTTTGCCATTTGCATTTTCTCCTTTCGTAATATCCTCGATAGTGACTTTTTCTACCGAAGCCCCGATTGCAATCACCGTGAGATTGCTTTTAGTGCCGAAGATCTTGTTCATCAACCTTTTTGAGAGTGACATCCTCTTGGCAGCTACCACACCATCTGGGTTAGGTGTTTTTGAGATTTGTACTTTTACTTCCTTCAATTAAGTACCTCGCTTTCTGAAGAGCTCGTCTTCACTACTACACACATTTGGTGTCGTTTTTTGGGGGTAGTTTTGAAAAGAATTTTTGTAATTTTTTTTGAATTGCTTTAAAACACTCGAAAATAGATGAAACATCTACGCCTTCGAGTTCGGCAATTTTACAAAGGGTGTATTCTGGGTGCTCTTCTTTAAGCTGATAACGTCTGAGCTGAGTTTCAGTGAGCGATGACAAAAAGGACGAGATTGTGTCCTCGCCCGATGTTTCATCATCAACATAGGCATCCGTTGATTTGTCAGGAATATCCTCAATATCAAGTTCCATTCCTTTATTAAAACGGGCTCTATGCCTATCGTGTTTCACGTCCTGCGCATGTTCTTCTCTTAGTGATTGTTCTAAGAAGATGCACCATTCTTCTTGAGAGTCATATTTGACTCTTTGGGTTGTGCCATCATCAAATTTCCAAGAGAAATAAAGAGGTTTGCTAGTTTCTTTGTCGCGGACCAAAAATACGCCTGGATTGTCATAGTTTTTCATGTTTTTACCTTGCTTTCCGCGAGATAAACCCATGAAGAAAACAGCTCTAATAAGAATGTCTGTACTTCTTTTAGTGAGTTATCTCGCTAATTGAATTTGCAGACAGCTCTCGCATAAGAACTGTTGTGCGGTGATGGCGCTATAATGCGTGTTAACTTCGGCAGCCATCAACGTAGCTTTTCGAACTACAAGGACACTATAACAAATCGAATATTTGGTCTATGGAGCCCGCTCCAAACGAAAACAAATAAAAAAAGCCCTATTCCATGCGTTTTTCACGGAATAAGGCTAATAAGGTTTCTAAAAATTTGGATTTAAATCCAGAAAAAGTTTTAAAGAATCAGGTTCATCTTGTTAATTGACTTAAGATAGTAATTCCAAGCGTCAATACCTTCGCCGTACTTTTGCTCTAAAAGACCGCAATATATCATGTCGTCTTCATTTCCTGTGTTAGTTAGATCAAAGCCGGCTCTTCTTAATAGCTGGTATGAAAGGCGAGGATGGAGTCTTAGGCCAGCACATATTGATAATATTTTTTCTTTTCTGGGGGTTGGGCCATCATTTAAATAGCCACTTAATGTGTGGTTATCAATCTTTGTCAATTCGGCAAACTGATTGATATTAACGGTTCCATCCATTCTTACTAAACCAGCGAAATCAGCTACCACATACAAGTCTTTTGAAAACGGGCCAGTCATTTTTTTTAAAACTTCAAGCGCTTCCTGAATATCTTCTAAATCGCTTTTAGCTTGTCTCGCTGTTGACTCTAATTCTTTATTTTTGACCGCATCTTCAGAATAACTTGCTGGCAGATAAGATCCGGATTCCTCTCCCCTACATAAAAAGAATTGGCTATACAAAAATTCTGAATAAGCACCTTTCTTCTTTTCTTGTTTTTCAAAGATAAAGGCACATTCGTCCATGTGATTAAGTGCATATGGGGTGAGTAATCTTTCGCCAGCTTGATTTTTGTATACGTACTTTTGATCATTTATTACCAAAGCGCCATCCGCATACACAATTTTTTCATCGATAGAAAGCTCACGTAGAAAAGGATGGGTTTTTAGAGTCCTTGCTAAATCTAGGAAATCAATAAGGAATGTCTGATTTCTTTTTAATGAATCCTTGCTAAACGAAAAATTGGAGTATTTTTTGCCGTTGACATAGTTATCTACCCCTACCGCGGCCATTATGCCAAGGTCGACTAAGCGTATTTTCGCCGCTTGGCGAGATACTTTAAAAAAGTCTGACAACTCATCAATAATTGTTGACATGATGTCACCAAACAAGGGATTAATTGTTTCCTTAGCAAGCCTATCCCTAATTTCTGCAAATTTTTGAAGAGTGGTTTTGGCGGGCATAAGTATTCTTGGTGCCAAATACGCTGCCTGGAATTCCATACGTTCATATGCGGCCGCAGAATTGCTTATTGCCTTTGGATCAGAATAATTTTCCTTGCAAGATATCGATGTAAGCTTTTCATCATCAAAATGATTTATTTCAAAAAAATGAGTATGGTATTCAAGATGAACGCATTCATGAATAATTGTGTTGTTGTAAGCTCCAATATTTCTGTAGAAATATACGTTCGGATTGATTAGTATGGCCCTCTTTGGAACCTCTCTTTCAATAATTTCCATATCGTCATCATATATTTTTTCAACCGATCTAAAGAATAAGGTTTTTCCGAAAATGTTTTTGGCGAGAGGAGCATGAAAAAGGGTTGCTTCCATTTTGGTTAATATATCTTTAATTGGTAGAGGCATAGGTTCTTTCAATGCTTCAGGGCAATACTTTTTAAGGAAAGCTTCTGCGCGAGACTCTAAATCTTCTACTGAAATATACGGAAGCAGCAACGAAGATAATTGGTCGTGATAGTTGTAACCTGTAGGATCATATTCTTCAATATCATAAACTTCAAAGTGATGAAGACCATCAAAGAAAATGCCCTTACACAAGACTGAAAAATATTTATAAATTTGATCCTTTTCAAAATCACAGTCTCTTTTACCACTGAGTACAATGTCACCTCTTACTTTTAATTTAAAATAAGTCCAGTCATTGTCTTTTTGCTCCCTAAAAAACGCCTTTTCAATGCAGATTGAATCAAGCCATATTCTTGTCGGATCCGGTACTGCGTATGAGTGCAAATACATGCGATCTTTTACACGATTAAAATGTCCCAACACCCTATAGAATATTGGATCATAATATTTTGTCTCTAGGTATTTTTCAAAAGACCTTTGTTCCATAAAGCACCATTATTAATAGTATTGTTCGATGTATTTATAGGCTCTCTCAAACACATCGATATCTTTAATCTTATATTTTATCCAAACAACGCTTCGCAGTGCCTTTTTGACTTCTTGGCGACCAGCTGTCGTATTTTGCCATCCATCGAAACGAACGATGCGAACAATATCGTCAATATCTTTAACAATTCTTTCAACAATTATTGGCGTAGCTCTATTTTTAACGCTATTGAAAAGGTCTGTGAGCGCAGCAATGCCCTTATCCATTTCTTCTTCAGGGACAACTTCTTTTTCTGCTTGGGCAGCCTCTTTTGCTAATTCCAAAAGCAATTTGAGAAATTCAATGCTAGTTATTAATCCCTGCTCATGCTTAATTCTTAAAGCCTCAAGCTTTTCACCAAGTTTAACAAACCGCGGTTCGCTATTGTGACTTAAGATTTTAGCAACTAGATTAATTTCAACTTTCTTCGTGGCTTTTTGGATGCTCCCGTTCTTTTCAATGAAATCGTCGATCAAGTCAGCGTCAAGCGTAAGTGCTTCTTCATCGGTGTGCATTTCACCAACGAGCACATTTTTATGAATCAGTTCGATAGTTTTTGGTCCTAACGTGCTCCAGATTAATTTACCACTACCGTCTGTTGGTTTAATTGATTCGTAAACCTTTGATAACCATTGGTAGTCAGCTCTATAAGGCACTAAAACATCATCCGGAGCTAAGGAGTTCCAAACTCTATTGAGAACTCGATAATCGCCAGCAAAAGTGTCTTTTTCCTTATTGGTAGGAAGACATTCTTGGGCGGCCATTAAACCTTCCCATCCTTGAATTGTTCTATCTACTCCAAGGAAGTAACTTAAACATTTCTTGAGTAGTGCTGGGAGTTGTTTTTTAAGCTCGAGAATATTTGTAACGATTTTCTTCATTGAACTCTCATCGAAGTCTAGTGCCCTAGCGACATTATCGAAAATGCCGGTGTAATCTATGATTAAACCACTAGTTTTTCCATCATCATATGTACGATTGGTTCTGCAAATAGCTTGTAAAAGAGTGTGATCTTTCATCGGTTTATCTAGATACATAGCCTGGAGAATTGGCGCATCAAACCCTGTCAGTAGCTTGGAAGTGACAATGACGAGTTTCAGAGGTTTTCTTGGATCTCTAAATTCATCAAGTACTCTTGCTTCTTCGTCCCGTCTGCGTCTATACATTTTAAATCTATCTTCTTTATCGCCATTTGTGTCTATTACTACCGTGGTTTCTTCAGGATCCATTAATTTGTCAAACTCTTCTTTATAACGCAGGCAGGATTCGCGATCATAGCATACAACCTGCCCTTTATATCCATTTGGCTCGATTCTTTCTCTAAAGTGTTTGACTATATGTTCTACAACCTTCTTAATTCGAGAGGGGTTATAGAAAATGGCCTTAATATTTACACGGGCTGATAGCTCCGCTCTTTGTTCGTCAGTCAATCCTTCTGTGAGAGCATCGAATTCGGCATCTAATGTCTCTTTATCCACGTGCAGGTCTAATGGCACTGGTTCAAAAATTAGTGGCAACGTTGCCTTATCCCGAATTGAATCAGAGAAGGAATACTTGCTCATATATCCGCTTTTATCTTCTGTAGCGCCAAATGTGAAGAAAGTATTACGATCAACTCGATTGATTGGCGTCCCAGTTAGGCCAAAAAAGAATGCATTTGGAAGTGCTAATCTCATTTTTTCGCCAAGATTCCCCTCTTGGGTTCTGTGCGCTTCATCCACCATTACAATAATGTTATCCCTTTGATTAAGTAGGCGATTAACTTCACCAAATTTGAAGATGGTTGTGATGAGAATTTTGCGTGTGTCGCCAATCAAGAACGATTCAAGTTCTTCTTTAGACGATGCGCTTGAAAGGTTGGGGATATCGGTAGCATTAAAAGTTGCTGTGATCTGAGTCTCCAGGTCTAATCTGTCATCGACAATAATCACTGTTGGGTTTCGCAATTCCGGCATCATCCTAAGTTTTTGTGCAGCAAAAATCATCAAAAGAGATTTTCCAGAGCCCTGAAAATGCCAAATGAGACCTTTCTTTGGATATCCGGCAATAACTCTTTGAACGATAGCGTTTGCGCCTTCATATTGCTGGTAACGACACACAACCTTATATTTACGGTATTTTTTGTCGGTGGCAAATAAAGTAAAAAATTGGAACATATCCATAATTTTATTTGGAGTTAGCATATCTTCGATTGAAGTCTTGACATCAGCTAACCCGCCTTCTGTTTTATGATCGGGAGTGTGCCAAGGCCCCCACATTCCAACTTGCGCGTTGATCGGCCCATAGCGATAACATTTTCCCTCTGTAGCGAAATTAAACACATTAGCAACGAACATCTGGGGAATGCTTTTTTCATAGTTTAAAATGTCAGAAGCTCCATCTACCCACGATATTGCACTTCTTACAGGGGTTTTTAACTCACCAATCACCACAGGAAATCCATTAATCAAAAGAACGATATCAAGTCTTTTTCCGCCTTCTTCCTTCGGATAAGACCATTGATTTGTAACTACATATTCGTTTTTTTCTAGTTCTTCTTTTGTGATAGTACCAAAAAATTTGATTGGAATCATTCGACCATCTTTTCCAAAGGGATACGAATTTTCTTCAAAAATCCATTTTTTAAAAGTTTCGTTCTGAGTAACCAAATTATGTGGTTGAACCGAGTTAATAAGCGTTCTTAATTTATAAATAACTTCGTCCGCTCTGGATGGTTCTTCTGCAATTTCTGGATTTAATCGTATTAATGCATCTTTAACCATTGACTCGACCATTACATCAGATAAATCTCTTTTAATATCATCCGGTGAAATATACTTCCATCCTACATTTTGAAGTGTAACAAGCACCATTTTTTCAATCGTATTATCTTCATTAAAAATTTGCAT